GAGGTCTCCTCGTGAGATAGGGAACGAGAACGGAGAATTGTCATGAGCTTCACCGAGCTTCACCGAGAACGAACCATCAGGAGCGGTAACGAAGAAGTCGCCATTGGGCTTCAGCTCCACATTAACAGCCTGAGTAGACTTGTCCTCACCTGACGTATCCGAGACAATCTTCAGCGTATCGGAAAGGAGCTTAATCCTACTTCCGTCTACCTCAACGCTCACCTGAGGTCTACCGAAGCCACTGAACATTTCATCAAAGAACGTGTTGGATACGATAGGCACAAAGTCAATCTTAAAGACATTGTAGCCAACGTGTACACCATCACCCGAGATATACATCTTATCCTTGGCGATAGCGACATCCATATTCTCCTCAGTGAAACGCATCCTTGCCATATAGTCCTTACTCGTCTGAGGAAGGACATCTGTAGCCGAGATAATCAGCTTAGCATCATCTGTCGTCTTAGAGATGAACGCAAGCGTTGATTGGAACATAACGAGCGTATCCTTGATACACACCAAGTACTTCTTCTTACCTGCGTGCGTGGGGATTTCCTCGCCTACTTCATTTTCCAGCTTGAACCCGTCTACCCCTGCGTCTTCAAACGAGATGCGAGAATAGCGTCCAATACGTGGTGCTTGGGCATTGATACCCGTTGCTTCAAAGAACTGACCATTAAGGTCAATTTCAATACAGAGTGAGTTCTTACTCTTACTTCCAAGGAACATATCGGGAATCCCGAAGTAACCCTTGAGCCATTCAGATAGACCTGAGAAGTTGCTACTTGAATGGAATGTTAGTTTGTAGTTTGGCATAAACCATACTGATTAAAAAGAAAGGTAGCAGTAGGACTTTCCTACCACTACCTTATTATAGAGACCCTAAAATCTTCTTTGTTTCGTTAGTACTTATGTTCTTTGCGTATCTTCTCCATATGTGCGAGCTTATCCGCAATCGTATATTCTTTGGTATGCCCTCTCCTGAATGCCTCTTCAACGCTTTCAGCCTCATCGGGTGTCTCGTGAATATCTTGTTTGGTTACTTTCCTATCCTGCTCAGATGCGAATATAGATACTCTTCCTACTCTATTATCATCAGCACTTCCGTGAAGTCGTATTGTCTTGCTTGGTTGTGCGACATCCTCTGTTTGGTGAAGGACTGCCCTCGGTGCTGTTGAATACTCTTCCGATGAATATATCTCTACGGGTCTTGCTTCTGTCATCCCGTCATCCGTCTTGTATAGGTTGGGCGTATGCACCTGCCCGCTCTCCTCGGAGGAATGTAGTCTTACGCTCACCTCATGCGAATGGTCTTCTCCCGTTGCGTGGATATTGACATTAGGTGCATTGAGATTCTCCTTGCTTTCGTACATTGATACTCCTGGGAGTTCGTTGTGGTCTTCTGCGCTGTAAAGAGGGTCACTCTTTAGCTTCAGGTCTTCCTCCGATGAGTACATATCCACGTTCTGAATGACGTTGTCGTCATCGGTCTTCGTTAGATGAACATCCTTGACATACTCTCGTTCGTCAGACGCAAAGATGGAATGCTTCATCATCTTAGTCTTGTCGTCAGTTGAGTGCATATGCACTTCGGGTGACTGCACCTCGTCCGTGGTCTTATATATGTTTGCATCACCAATCTTCGTGCTATCAGGAGTTGATAGGAGGTTTGGTTCTGCTATATTATTCTCGTCAGTTGAGCTGTATATATTTGCGTCAGGCGTTTCGTTCTTCTCCTTGCTTGCGAATATGCTTGCGGTAGGAGTAATCACATCAGGAGAGGTTGAGATAAGGCTTATGTTGCTGTTCAGCTCGCCTCCATCCTCAGACTTGAATAGGTTTTCATCACCGACCTTGTCGTCCTCTTCCGTCTTGTGTAGCTCTACAATATCCTCAATAAAATGCTTCTCGGCATAGCTCTCCATATAGCTATACAAAGTCATATTGGATAGGACTTCCTTGGAAGTATTGATGATGACCTCTTCGGCTTCATCGGAGGGCTTACGCATTGAAATCTGTTTCAGCGTCTCGTTGAAGATGGCATCGGACTGCTCCTTGGTTATATCAAAGACCTCCATTTTCTTCCTCATGCTGTCTTGGATAAGACCGAGTAGCCCTATGACATTCTGCGTCCCGATAGTCTCAAGGTATTCGGTTACGGAGTGCCCTCCAAGCACGGGAGAGAACGTCAGCCCTTCTATCGCATTCTCAAGGCGAGTACCAACGCTTCCTTCCACCCACTTACCGAGTTTGTCCACCCATCCTCCGATAGTACCCCAAAGAGGAGAGGATGCTTCTGAACCACCATACTTATTGTTCTCCACGGAAGGGACATCGGTAAAGTAATATGGTTGTAGTACGTTTATCTTCCTATCCTTATCCGCAAGGTGAATGGCATCCGATACGACATTTGAGCCTTTAAGGTATAGGCTGGCAATTCGGTAGTCGCTCTCGTCATTCCCTTGGTTAAGGTCGGTGTTGTTAATGGATATAATCTTATCGTCAATGATAGTGGATATAGAAGTGGGAACTTTATCTGCACCAAGGTAGCTATACTTCTCTGCTGTTGGAAATCTTCGGTAGAAGACCTCGCTCGCATATGCTTCGTCTATATCGTCTATCGTTGCGGTAAAGCGGTGTGTTACGTTTACGTTCCTTACATTAACTACGAAGTTAAAGGTATCGGAATACTTTGGTCTTGTATCATCGTAGTTATTAGAGAAGATTTGGTTGATAGAACGAATATCAATATCGCACATATCGCACTCAATCATCGTGACGGGAGCGATGGTGTCCACAACCTCCATAACGAGGTTCAGTGCTGATGCGCTGAGCTTGCTACTTAGTCCTACCGCCTTCGCCGCACCCGACAACTTCTCCTCTACCTTACCCTTAACTCTGTCGGTAACGCCACGGGCTATATCATTCAAATTCCTTGTAAGGATATTTGTAGCCTGCGCACGGATACTCGCACCTCGTGAAGAAGGTATCTGAGGAACTTCAAAATCCATCACCTTCTCCATAAAGTCCTTGTTCTTCTCGGGCTGTGCAGTCGTCTTGTCCGCACCGAAGATAGAAGAGCCAGCACGCTTGGTGAACAGCCTATAATCGGAGATATAGATATACATCTTAAAGAAGCGTGACATATCAGGCATCGTATGCTTATGCCACTTATCATCCCATACGATACTCCTATAAAGGCTGAGCATATGCCTTACTCTTTGGTCAAGGGTATCACGCATCGTGAACGTTACCTTAGCTCCTTCGTATCCTTCTTTGATGCGAGGTCCATATTTAGGTTCAATGTTTAGGAGGCTGTTTATGCCCGACACACCCTCAAACAGATACGGATGGTTGGTTTGTAGTTCGTGCCATCCGCCAATGAAGTCAAGGAGCATTTCAGCCCTTGCGTCCTGATTTGAGTTTAGTAGGTAAGTGTATGCCGAGTACGCCCCTTGCGGAACAAGGCTATGGTCTACGAGTGAACTGCTCCTAATCTGCGTTGTAGGGATAGGGAGCTGAAAGAATGGCGTTGGCATATGGTCATATAAGATGCTCCCCTCAATCTTGTTGTTATGAGCAGGGAATGTGAACATCTTGTCACCAAATAGCGACTGCCCCTTGATGATACCGAACTCCACCTTAAACGCAAGGGCTGTCGGGTCTTCAAGGTCTCTCCTGAAAACCCCTCTCCTAAGTGTATTGAGGAGAGGATACTCCATTCTTATGTTCCTCGTAAATGCCATGTTATCATATTTAACGACAAAGCCACGAACCAGCAAAAGCAAGTCCGTGGCTGTCACGTGTGTGTGGTTAGATTGATATTGCTAAGAGACTACAACTACATTGCAGATGCGCTCAACGTCTCTGATTATATCTTCGTACGAGTTGTAATACCGAAGAGGGACGGGGTCATCGGGAAACCCATCGGCAAGCCACTTAGGGTCTACTTCGGGATTATTCGGTGGGTAGATGGTAATCTCGTAGTCAGCCTTCTCGTTGGTGAAGACGAGAAACCCCAGCTGGTTAGTTTTGAACTTCGCCTGCTTCGGTGACTTCGTCCTTCTTTTCTTCGTCTTCATTGGCTACTTCCGTTGCTGTCGTTTCCACCTTGGTAGGCTTTCCGAACTGCTTTACGATGCTGTTGGACTTGAGCGTCTCAATGCACTGCTTCATGTTGTCCCGTGCCATATCGTACTCCTTCAGGTCAAGGCATACGACCCAAGAGACGAGCTTGTAGAACTCCGTACTCCAAATAATCTGCATATCTTCATACGCATTCTTTGAGGAGCTACCACCGATGAGGCTTGATACCTTCATATTGATGTAGTCTTTGATGTCCAAGTGACCATAGCTTGTTGGTTCTGAGGATAGGGACAGCGGAGTGGTTGCAGACAAGAGGCTCTCCATTCGGTTGAAGTCCATCTTATCATAAGCCTCAAACATTTCCGAGATTTGAGACAACAGC